GATTTTGTACGGCAGCAACCGCACCAACATGAAGCTGTCCCTGACTTACGCAAACATCCCGGACTATAGTGCTGAGCTGTTTCTAGACCACTACGAAGAAGAACAGGGGACGTTTGGCACGTTTGACTTTATGCCTAGTGGTTACGCAAAAGGCTGGGAGGGCAATACAAATGAGCTTGACGCAAAGACTTTTGGGAATAAGTACAGGTACGAAGGCCCCCCGAAGGTCGTCCAGGTGCGTTCAGGGATTAGCACTGTTACAGTTAATCTGATTGGCGTGCTCTGATGCCCTTTTTTACCGGCACAAAGGGAAGTCTGTTGCTTGAAGGCAACACCATTGCCTCAGTTCAGAATTGGACTGTCAGCACGACTGTTTCTGTGCTGAACACAAGGACTCTTAGCGAGAGCGATGATTTTTTCGAGCCTGATAGCCGCAACACCAGTGGCAGCTGTCGTGTCCTTTATTACAGAGATGAATCAAATTTAAACAACGCTAGTACGTTTATTAACAAAGTAATTAAAGCGAGAGACGGAAGCCCTGGGCAGGGGGCAAGCCTATTGCAAGGCGATCAAAATACACCAAACGAAGTTCGATCTAGTCTTCGACTAAAGGTTGATGATGGGTCGGCAGACGGTCTTTACATTGAGTTGCGGGTAATAATTACGAATGTGACGCTAACGATGTCAGTAGGTGAAATTTTTGCGGCTGACATTGCGTTCCAAGGGTGTGGCGCCCCAACATTCGTGAATATCTAATGACTGTATATCTTGGCACGTTTGGCGAGGTTGAATTAAGACGTGTCTTCGATGGCGGCGAGTTGCGGTCAACGATTAATGTTTCTGACGTAAACGCAACTGAAAAACGGTTCAGCTTTGATTTTGAGCACGGCCAACTTGTTTCAGGCGATCAAGTCGAAATTACAAGTACGGATGGCAGTGCGCTTGATTTTGTAAATAGCTATACAGATGCAGGCATAAAAAGATTTGTCCATGTTGACGAGCTAGACGGGATCAGGCTTTACGACAGTTTTGCCAATGCAGTCAGTGGCGGCAAACCAAATGCGATTGCGCTTGCCACTCCAGGCAACTCAATACCTATTAAGGTTGTTGTTGAATCTGCTGCGCCGCGTCTTTTAGCTCAGGTACAAAGCTTTGAAATTAATACTGAGCGCGAAACAGTTGACACAACGGTGCTATCTGATGAGTTTCGTTCCAGAGTCAATACTTTAATTTCCGGCTCCGGCCGTATTACTGCTTTTTGGGAATATACCGGTGATACGGAAAAAGAGGTACCAATGTATTTGTACGAGCTAGCGCACCGCACAAAAGTTGGCAGTAACTTTATTGGGCGTTTTTATATCAAAAAGAACGGCTACAACCCAGGCAACAACGCTGCTCGCGATGGGGATGAAATTTGGTGGCGCGTTGTGGGAATTATTACATCAGCCGCCATACAGTTTTCACCTGACAGCACTGTTCAAATTACGGCTGATTTCATAACAACAGGTCCGCTGCGTTTAAGAATGTCAACCCAAGCGCCAGATGCTCTCTTGCAAGAGGACTCTGGTGACATACGCTTGGAGCAAGACAGCACCGCTAAACTGTCGTTACAGCAGCAGCAATTTTAACCAGGAGCTAGCCGTCCATGGCTGATTTAAAAATTAGTGAGCTAAATGCTCTTGGTGGCTCTGATCTAGCCGCTGGTGATTTAGTTGCTGTTGTCGATAGCAGCGCCAGTGAGACCAAAAAGCTAACGGTCGGTGACCTAGTCGCAAATGGCGTCACCTTAATTAGTGATGACACGATCCCTGGGGCGAAGATCCTTTTTGGCGCGGGTGACGTTGCTACAGCAGCTGTTGCCGATTCAGCGATCACGACTGCCAAGCTTGCCAACGACGGTGTAACAGCAGCCAAACTTGCCGACGAATCAACGGTTGACCTAGTCACGACGCTTCCAACTTCTGGAGCGTTTATGGGGCAACTGGCATTAGATACGGGTGATAACAGGCTGTATTGCTGGAACGGGTCGGCTTGGCTGAGCCTAAAAGCTGCTGGCTCCATCGATGCTGTGACTGGCAGCACGGTTGGTCTGGTTGACATTGTTGTCACCACCACAGGTTCAAGCGTTGCTATTGCCGCAACTCAGAATGACACTGATGCAGCAAACAAGTTTTTAGCTGGCCCCACTGGCGAGGGCGGTGCGGTTGTTTACAGAACAATTGATGGCAGTGATATTCCTGTCGCAACGACAAGCGCCAAAGGTGGTGTGGTTGTCAATGGTGAAGGGCTCCGAATGGACGCCAACACGATTGAGGTTGATAACGATGTAACGGCCAGCTCAACGCACCATGTCGTCACTTACAGCGTCAAAGGTTTAGTAACTGGCGGCCGTGCTTTAACGGCTAGTGACTTACCTGCAGCAACTAGCAGCGCAAAGGGTGCTGTTATCCCTGGAACGGGTTTGGCTGTTGACGGTAGCGGCAACCTTAATCACAGCAACAGCACAACGGCTGGCACTTTCACGAAAGTAACGGTTGATGGTCAAGGCCATATTTCAAGTGGTGCGGTTCTTGCAGCTTCTGACATTCCCAATATTTCGGCTTCAAATATTACAAGTGGAACAATTGGCAGCGCACTTTTGGGCACGGCTTCAGTCACAGCCGAAAAAATGGCTGACGCTTCAATTACTAAGTTCGGCGGTGCTGGCTCAACCGACAACGTCGTTACTTTCCCTGATGGTGATTTCAAGGGTCAGTTTTTCTTCGACGAGCTTAATGAAGACCTTTACATTTTTACGGGTACTTCATACTTACCAATCACGATTATCAGCGGCAACCTTGTACTTGCTGGAACGTATGACGCCGCTGCGAACTTGCTTGATAGTGTGACAAGCGAGGGTAGTGCTGCTGGTTTTACGAGTGGGCAGGCATTGCCTGCTCCAGCTGTCACAAACCAAAACTATTACGTCGTTGTTTCGACTTCTGGTACGGGTTCTGGCGCAGCGCCTTCAGTTGCACTGGCCCCGCCAGATATGTTGTTGTCTACAGGCGCAGGTGCTGACTTTGTTCTAATTGACGTTTCAAACGCAATTGCTGGACAGACTGCTTCTAATATTAGTTTTACGGCTGCTGGAAGTATCTCAGCGACTGATGTTCAAGCTGCAATTCAAGAGCTTGACAGCGAAAAGATTAGTGCTGCCAGCCCCACATTTACTGGGACGGTGTTACTGGGCCAGAACACTGTATTGGCGTTTGAGGGTTCTGCAGTTGATGAATATGAAACCACGATTACAGCTATAAACCCAACTGCAGCTCGCACGATTACATTCCCGGATGTTACGGGAAACGTTGTAACTACGGGTGACATTGGAACAATTTCAAGTGGAATGATTGCTGATGGCACGATTGCCAATGCGGACATCAGTGCAACTGCAGAGATTGCAGTTAATAAGCTTGCGAATGGTAGTGCTCGCCAACTGCTGCAGACAGCTGCTAATGGCACAGATGTTGAATTTACCGACAATGTTGATGTTCCTGGAACGTTAGACGTTGGGGGTGTTGCAACGTTCGACAGCACATCACTGTTTGTTGGCAACGCTACGTTCAATGGCAGCCTGATCTTTGAAGGTGCAACGCCTGATGCTCATGAATTGACGCTGAGTGTTGCTGATCCCGGTGCTGACGTTACGGTCACGATTCCTGCTTCGACTACGACTCTTGCTGGTCTTGCTGTTACTCAGAGCTTTACGAAGGCACAGCGTGGAACGCCTGTTGCATTGACCGATGGGGCAACTATTGCTGTTGACATGAGCCTTGGCAATAACTTCAGCGTGACGCTTGCTGGCAACAGAACTCTTGGCGATCCAACCAACGTGACTGCTGGTCAATCTGGTGTGATTGTGGTTACGCAGGATGGAACAGGAAGCAGGACTCTTGCTTATGCGGGCACGAAGTACAAGTTTGCTGGTGGTACGGCCCCAACGTTGACGACAACAGCTGCTGCGGTTGATGTATTGGCTTATTATTGCGAAAGCGCAACGCGCATCACGGTTACTTCGCTGCTGAACGTTTCATGAGTATTCCTGGTGCTGCTAGTCCGCTGTTTCTAGCAACGACTGCTGGAGCGGCGGGTGATTTTTCCATAGCCAGGTCGCTCAGATTTAACAGCGGTGACAGCGCATATTTGTCCAAAAATTTTGGGTCTGGTGGAAATCGCAAGACGTGGACTTTATCTTTTTGGGTAAAACTTTGCGGGACATCAGGACATTTGATTTCTGCTGGAAACGATGCTTTTCAGATAGAGCTGCGAAGTGATGGACAATATCTTATTGCAAACAGTGGTTGTTTTAGCAATACATACAGCACTGCTGTTTTTAGGGATTACTCAGCCTGGCAGCATTTTGTCATTAAACATGACGCTACTAATACTTACTGCAAAATTTATGTAAACGGATCGTTGCAAAATACGATTACTGCAAGTAACGCAGATGGCGCATTTAACAATAACACCGCTCATAATTTTAACGGGCGCAGTACAAGCTTAGACAGTTTTACTGACTTTTATTTAGCCGAGGTCAACTTTGTCGACGGCTCTGCGCTTGACCCCACGTCATTTGGGGCGCCTGACGATAACGGAGTATGGCAAGCCATTAATACAGCCGGGCTGACATTTGGAACGAATGGATTCAGGCTTAAGTTTGCAGATAACAGTGGCGCAACTGCAACAACTCTAGGGAAAGATACTTCCGGCAATAGTAACAACTGGACGCCGAATAATTTTGCGGTGGCAACAGAAACCGTCACTGTTACGCTTACTTCTACAAACGGGAACAACACCCAGGCAAATATAGATAATCTATTTGACGGCAATACGGGTAACTCATTGATACTTACTGGCGACACCAATTCAACAGCAACTTGCACATTTACGCCGCATTTGGCAGTAAGTAGTGGAAGAATTTATTCAAACGCAGGCACCGCAGGAAACAGAACCGTTGTGACTGATGCCGGCAACGTAAGCGTCACCAGCACAGGCTATACCTCTCTAGGAAGTGCTACTAAGATCTATAACTTTAGCGCCACGATAGGATCTGGAGACGGCGTTTGGCGCGTGGGTGGCATAGAAAGCGATGGTTCTCTTTTGACAAATGTTGTAATGACTTCGGATTTGAACGATATTATGAGTAGGGGTGCAAACACCGTTCACCTTGTAGAGTTTCAAAACGCGGAGACCGCTTTTACTACAACTTCAAATGTGGGTATTGCTAATACATCACCAGTTCACACATTGGATGTTGGTAGTAATTTGTATATTGATGATGCTGGGATG